CGGCGCGGTACGTGTACGGCGACGAAGTGGACCGCTGGGAAGTCGACGTGGGCGAGGAGGGTGACCCGATCGAGCTGGCAGAAACCCGGGGCAGTACCTTCGGCCGCAACGCCAAGTTCTACTTTTCTAGCTCGCCAACGATCAAAGGCGCGTCGCGGATCGCCGATCTGTTCGAGGCCAGCGACCAGCGTTACTACTTCGTGCCGTGCCCGACCTGCGGGCACATGCAGACGCTGGAATGGGAGCGCTTGCACTACTCAGCTGACCTGACACTGGCGCACTACCAGTGCGCCGGCCCCGACTGCGATGTGCTGATCGAGGAGCATCACAAGGGCGAGATGCTCGCCAAAGGTGAGTGGCGCGCGACGTCCACCGGCGATGGCGAAACCGTGGGCTTTAATCTCAACGCGCTGTATTCGCCGCCGGGCTGGATGGACTGGCGGGCGCTGGCCAAGCAATTCGAGAAAGCCAAAAAGGCGCAGGTCAAGGGCGATCTGGAGCCGATGCAGGTGTTCTACAACACCCGGCTGGCAAGGGTCTGGGACAGCGCGCAGGAGCAAACCAAGGCAGATGTCCTCATGGCCCGCGCGCGGCTTGAGCACTATTCGCTGGGCTCGATGCCAGCCGGCGTGCTCATGATCACCGGTGCCGTCGACGTTCAGGCCAATCGCCTCGAGTTCATGGCGATGGGTTGGGGCATGGGCATGGAAAGATGGGTCGTGGATGTCCAGGTCATCGCCGGCGATCCCGCAGATGAGCGCACGTGGGCCGCGCTGGACGAGCTGCTGAAGGTTCGCTACCGGCATCCCTCGGGCGTCGGTCTGGCCGTGCTGGCTACGGCGGTCGACTCCGGTGGTCATCATACCGACGAGGTCTACCAGTTCTGCCGTGCGCGCCGCTGGCGCAATGTGTTCGCCGTTAAAGGTGCGAGCAAACCGGGCAGGCCGGTTATCGCGCAAAGACCCTCGCAAGTCGACGTCACTTGGAAGGGCCAGACCGAACGCAATGGTGCCGAGCTGTGGATCGTCGGTACCGACACGGCCAAGGACTGGATCTACAACCGCTACCCGTTTGAGTCAGGCCCCGGCGCGCTGCACTTTGCCAATGACTTGCCCGATGACTTCTTCGCCCAGTGTGTCGCCGAGCGCAAGGTCGCCCGCTACGTCCGCGGCTACAAGCGTATCGAGTGGGTCAAGGGCAAGGCCGAGCGAAATGAAGCGCTCGACTTGATGGTGTACAACCTGGCGATGGCGCACTACTTGGGGATCAACCGATACAAAGAACATGAGTGGGATCGGGTCCGGCAGGCGCTGGCGCAGTCGGGGCTGTTTGATGATCAGAACCTGAAACCGGTAGCGGCGATGCAGTCACCCGCCAAGCCCACGCCGATCGCCGACCCACCGCGCGCCACCGCTATCTCGCAACCCGCAGCGCCTGTTACGCCACCGAGTCGTCCCGCAACGACCTCCACCCGCCGCAGTTCACAAAGCGGTTATCTGAAGAGACGCTGATATGTCATTCACCCAAAAGCACCTCGAAGCCGTCGAGGCGGCAGTCGCTCGTGGCGAGAAAACCGTCCGCTACACCGACCGCACCGTGGAGTACCGCACCGTCGACGAGTTGCTCAAGGCCCGCGAGGAGATCCGCACCTCGCTCGCCAGCAATGCCCGGCCGCGCTCGCGGGTCTATCGGATATACCACAGCGGCAAGGGGTTCTGATGGCACGTTATCCGACGCTGACCCGCAGTGGGTTTCTGTTGCCGGAGCGCATCAAGGCCAGCTATGACGGTGCCGGTGAAGGCCGTCGTTCCGCGAGCTGGACGGCGCCGGATGGCAGCGTGAACAGCCTGATGATGCCTGCACTGCGCAATCTGCGCAGCCGGTCGCGGGCAGCCGTGCGCAATGACCCGTACGCCTTCAATACCATCGACAAGCGGGTCAGCAACCTCATCGGGACAGGCATTAATCCAAGGCCCCGAACCGAGGACCCTGAGCTGCGCAAATTGCTTCAGGAGCTCTGGGTGGATTGGGTCGAAGAGGCGGATGCAGACGGCCTGACTGATTTCTACGGCCAGCAGGCCCTGATCGCCCGCACAGTCGAAACAGTAGGAGAGTGCTTCGTGCGCTTGAGGCCCCGAAGTCTGGACGAGGGATTGGCCGTGCCGATCCAGCTGCAGATTCTGGCGCCCGAATTCGTGCCGCACGACAAGTTCGAGATGACCGGCAACGGCAACTCGATCAGAGCCGGTATCGAATTTGAGCCGTCCGGCAAGCGAGTGGCGTACTGGATGTACCGATCACACCCTCGTGAAAGCCAAGGCCTGAACAGCGGGTACAACCAGCTGGTGCGCATACCGGCTAGCCAGGTGCTGCACATCTTCGAACCGGTCGAGCCCGGCCAGCTTCGGGGTTTGCCACGGCTGTCACCGGTGCTCAAGCGCCTGCGCAGTCTCGACAACTACGACGACGCGGTGCTGTTCCGGCAAGAGGTCGCGAACCTCTTCGCCGGTTTCATCAGCCGGCCCGCGCCGGACGCCGGACAGGTCCCGCGTGACCCGGTGACCGGACAGTTGCTGAACACCGATGCCGACGGCTTCACGCCGATGGTGGCGCTGGAGCCAGGCACCATGCAGGAACTCGGGCCGGGCGAGGAGGTGGAGTTTTCGAAACCGCCCGATGCCGGCAACAACTACCCGGACTTCATGCGGCAGCAACTGATGGCCGCAGCGGCCGGCAGCGGTACGCCCTATGAGCTGCTGACCGGCGACATGCGCGACGTCAACGACCGAGCGCTGCGCGTCGTGCTCAACGAGTTTCGTCGGCGGCTGGAGCAGTTGCAGTTCAGCGTCTACGTCCACCAGCTTTGTCGGCCGGTACGCGCTGCCTGGATGGACATGGCCGTGCTCTCCGGCGCGCTGATGTTGCCGGATTACGCACAGCGGCGCCGCGAATACCTGCGCACCCGCTGGGTTCCACAAGGCTGGGCGTACATCCACCCGGTACAAGACGTGCAGTCACGCATGCTTGAAGTCAACGCGGGTTTCGGCTCGCGCAGCGAGATGGTGCTGCGGACCGGCTACGACGCGGAGACAGTCGATGCCGAGAACGCCGCAGACCAGCAAAGAGCTCAGTCGTTGGGCCTCAATTACAGAACCCTGAACACGTTCGAATCAACGGACGACAAGGATCAACCATGAGCAAAAAGACCGCTCCAACGATTTATGACAGCACAGGCAAGCAACTGCCTGTCTCGGCGAAGAGCTGGTATTTCCTGCGGGCAAGCGAGGAGGCAACAAAGTCCGCCATAGAGGTTTATGTCTACGGCGAGATCGGCGGCTGGGGCATCACGGCCAGCCAGTTCGTGCAGGATCTGCGAGCGCTCGACGATGGCGCCTCTCCGGTCGTAGTCGCGTTCAATAGCGTTGGCGGTGATCTCTTCGATGGCTTGGCCATGCACAACGCGTTGTCGCGTCTGGGCGAGCGATGCACTGCCCGAATCGACGCTCTAGCCGCAAGCGCAGCCAGTGTCGCCGCCTGCGGCGCGCACCGCGTGGTGATTGCAGCCAACGCCATGATGATGATCCACAACCCGTGGACGTATTCCAGTGGCGACGCCGAGTCGCTGCGACGGGTCGCTGATGTGCTGGACCAGACGTTCGAAGTCATCATTGCTGCCTACAAGGCCAAAGCACCAAACATTGACGAGGACGAGCTGCGGCGGTTGGTCAACGCGGAGACCTGGCTGACTGCTGCCGAAGCGGTGGCGCTGGGGTTGGCCGACGAGATCGGTAACGGAATCGAGGTCAAAGCCTGCATCGGCGAAGGAGCTGTGCTGCAACGCTACCAGCGCGCGCCGAAAGCCCTGCTTGCCCAACTCCACGACACCAACGATCCGCCAGAACCGACAGATCCCGAGGATCCTCCAGCACCATCTGTGGGGAACCAGTCTTCGACGCTCGCGCTGATGATCACCCAAGGCTGTACGGCGGCCGGGATAAGCAACCTCATCGAACCATTGATCAGCCTCACCAAGCTGGCAGACGAGGCCACCGTGCAGGCCGCGCTG